ATAATCTCTGTGGATACGAACCAGAAAAGGTAAGGACCGCAGTACCACTAGCACCTATCAATTCGATACCTTGTATACCAAAATGATTCTCACTGATGGACACGTTAGGTCCAGTGAACGTCAAATTACCGTAAAATATAATAGGAGCATGAGTTCCGGAACTATTATCACCGACTAGAAAAATATGTCCCTTACTAAACGTCACCGATTCGGAAATGGTGTTTCCACTAACCAGCACAATGAATATAGGATTACTCGATGAAGCTAACGCTGCTGCTGCACTATATGCCGCCTGCAATGTTAGATACGGAAACAATCTACTACCTGTAGGAGTATATGTATCAGTGCGTTTAGGATCAACGTATATGTGACTTGTTATAGCTGATTCGGTAATTGTCACACCACCAACAGTTACTCCATCAGATAATTTCAGCGCACCAATAACAGGGTCATAAAATATATCACCAGCTGTACCAATATAAGAGGCAGCAGGATTGCCACCCATTTTGTCAAGGAATAATTTGAACGTTTTATTTGACATTTTATTTGCCTTGTTAAAAGAACGCTATTTTGTAAATATCAGACACATAACAAAACAATAAATGATAACACTAGTAGAAGATACTTTGTATTTATATGGCGGAAAGTGTGAGATTCGAACTCACGGTAGAATTTCTCCTACGAGCATTTAGCAAACGCTTGCCTTAAGCCACTCGGCCAACTTTCCATTTTATTGTGACACCAGAATTTCTTTGAGACGATCAGCAGCATATGATGCAGAGAATGCTTCAGGCTTTACCTTTGGCGCGAATCCACACATACCACGGATGTATCCAGTTGCTTGCTGAATAACACATGAGCTACCATGCATTTCGTCAGGGTTGATATCAAGATGAACTTCACAGTGACGATCACCGATAGCTTCAATCAGATCAAGATACATCTGAGCCGCACGATAAACTTCATTCATCAGGCGTGTTGCAGGACGATCATGACGGTTATCATAGTCACGTTCAGTGTCTACTTTTCCGAATACCTTACATCCACGGCTTGAATCCATATGAATAACAATAGCCACAGTGTAATCGGCATACCACTGTTCATTGCGACCACGGTAGCGTTCACTATCTGCTCCAATATAGATGGATGTGGTGTTCGAACTGTTGCGAATAAACTCTTTGACTTGTTCAATATCGAATACATAAGACATTCTTCACCTTAAGAAATTGGAGCGGGCAGTCGGGATCGAACCGACGACAAACAGTTTGGAAAACTGTGACTCTACCTCTGAGCTATACCCGCGTTGTTTTATTTAGACAGCTTCAAAACCATTTTTGAAGCATCGACCCAAAGTTTAACGGAGAGTAAATTGCGATAGTTCTCTGTATTATCATATCTTGCAACAACCCATTCTGCACTTTCTGGATTATGACCATGATATGTCAGAAACATGTGATAGTTTTTTTCTGTCACTTCAAACATCGATTTTACTTATCCTTTTTCTGCCTGCTGTCTGATTTACTCTTGCACGAATGCTTGCGTTTTCCCAAGTCCAACATTCTCCTGTGTCATCTTGAAAGCATACCCATTGTATATCATTTTCTATGCCTGTGTCAATAAGAAAATGTGCCAATGCACGGCCTTTAGGTGTCATGATTGGAATTGGAGGATCAATACGAACAATGGTCGACATGTTACCAGTTCAGATATATTGCAGCTATAATCATACTTATGATTGGTAGCCAAAACAACATGCCGACAACTTTAGCTATATCATATGCGGCGTTAGACTTTCGAAATATTCGTGAAGGCGTCATCATTCTTCTCTTTCTGCTTTTAATCCTTGCTTGACAAGCCATCTGAGTGAATCAACATCAATATCATCTAAATCTGATTCAGATAGAATCTCTTCCATACGTAAGAGTATATCTTTCATCCATTCGGCATTTGCATGTAACAAAACATATTCTCTGTTGTCTGCACTCATTCTAAATCTCCAACAATATACTCTGGACTGTCATCAATCCATATGTCAACCATCCAACCTATACTGTTTGTAAATTTACGTTTCTTTGTGTACTCTGTGAAGATCACAGGAATAATTGTTGCAAGATAATCCAAAGCAGGATCAGTCATTCTGCGCATACGAAAAGTTACGATGCGAACATCATGACCACGCTCTTTAGCTATAAGAATAAACTCATCCCAGAATTTAGGATCGCGCGTGTATGTATCATCAAAGTCAAGCGCGATATTCATTTTTTATGCTTGCCTCGTAATCAATGAAGGACGAATACGAACTGCACCAAAGTATTGTTTTACCAACTTCATAACAACACCAATATCGAAGGTTTTGCATGAGAACACATCAAGATACATTGTGTTGTCTTCTTCAACAAAGTGGCCGCAGATATTGGATGTTTCAATCAATTGAACAAGTGTATATCCAGATTTATTACCAGAACCAAACTTAACAATTTGTGGTTCACCATACGCAACCATATCAATATCTTTTACAAGTTGTTTGGCAAAAGTGTAGATGACTTCTGCGTCTCTGATTGCATACTCATTGCAACCAGCGCAATCTAACATAAGATGCATTCCCCAATATTGTGCCATCTCTATGATCCTTAAAATGATATATAATTGGAGCGGGTAAGCAGAATCGAACTGCTGCGTAAACCTTGGCAAGGTTTCAGGCTACCATTACATCATACCCGCATTCTATGGTGCCGACTTCTGGTTACGCTCCAGACTATCCAGCTCTTCAAACTGGCGCTTTCACTAGATTAGCTTAGTCGGCATTAAATGGCGGAGGGTAAAGGAATCGAACCATCAACCTTGCGGTGGCACGGTTTTCAAGACCGTTTGTCTACCTTAGACGCTACCCTCCATTTATTTGGTTGCAGAGGCCAGAATTGCACTGGCGATCTCCTGGGTATGAACCAAGCGAGATGCTTCTTCTCTACTCTGCTATAAACTATGACAGTTCCGATATCCCCCATCGTCACTGACAACCGTTGAGCAGGATCCGCGGATCCTTTGTATCAGGTTGGACCCTGATGCTGTTTGCCTATGGTGCCCGCAGCAGGACTCGAACCCACCGCCTACTGCTTACAAGGCAGTTGCTCTACCAGATGAGCTATACGGGCTAAAACTTAACTTTCCAATCTTTTTTCCATTGCATATACATTTGATATAAACCTAACTCTCTGCCATATGCTTCGATTTCCCACGGCTTATCAAAGTAATTCACTTCATCTTCTTTTATATATCGTCCATGCCAACGAGATTCTCGTTTCATTATCATAGACTTTAATTCATTTGTTGCATGTTGCTTCACATGCACCATCTCATGCGCGAGAGTGATCAACTGTGTGCGTTTGCCTTTATGTGCATTGATGACAACATCAAATTCCCGAGGCTTATGATTCGAATCAACCCACACAGAAGAACCATCACAATGATGATTTATATCACATGTCAGATTGATTGTCAAGTTCTTACACAATCTTTCTGACATTAAACTACGCGCAAAATATTTTGTTGCTATCAACAGTTCATTGCGCGTAATCTTTTCATTCTTACCTTTGACCTTGACGATCATGCTCATCAGATGTTATTAAATCTGCGAGGTGCTGTATCAGTAGATGGTTGACCTTCAGGATACAAATTGACTCCGCGTGCAACATCGACACACTTCGAAATTTCAGCCAATGCATTTGAAGAACCAGTTAGATCAACTTCTGCATTCTGAATGTTACCAGGCATGATGAAAATCATCTTCTGATTACCAGAGAACAATGGAAGAAACTGTTCCTTACGAATGTTACGAATTACGATTGTATTTTTCTCAAGGAGATAATACTGAAGGTTCAAACCAGAAATGTTTGTGTTGCGATGAAAGTTAGCTCGCAGATTATATGTACCTGGAGCATCACTAATATTCCATGCGTTGTTGCGGAAGAAGATATAAAGTTCTCCATCAGCAAGATCACGAATCAACTGAAAACGCGAACCGTCTCGCCAATTCACTTCTGCATAACATCCTGGATTTTCACTCTGTTGAACATCTGCTGTCACACCCATGACGAAGTATGGACCAGGACGAACATCTACCTTATAGAACTCATGACCTGCTGCAAAAGCTGAACTCGTAAAGAGCATCGTAGCAAGAGCGGCACTAACAAACTTTCTCATGTCATTCACCTTTCACAGTTATAAAGATGTGTGCTAACCATTGGCACTACACGGGACTATTTTTGGCGTCCATCCCTACGCACTACAACCGCACTGCAACTTTCTTCCTTTAGTATAACCATCATCAAGATTTGTGGTCTTATGCATTCCAATATAGAACTTGTTATTGATTTTATTTGTAATCTTATAGACAGTATAGAACATGCTGCCCTCGGTTGTATAAACAGTCTTATTGAAACTGCTATTTATACAACCGAGGCGCTTATGTGGAGAATATCGGACTCGAACCGATCTCAGATTCCTTGCAAAGGATTCGTGCTTGCCCTGAGCATTCCCCTAACTAATCGAGTGGAATACCTGTTACGGTTCTTCCAGTCTTCGTATCTGTCACTCTATACGTTTGTCGCATTTGGTTGTGTGATCTAGCTATGTTGATGGCTTCAATCATACTGATTGCATCAACTGTCATTCTCACATTACCAACTTCAATCACAAACGTATTCATAATATATCCTACAATATGGTACCCGATGACGGGATCGAACCGCCGACCTTCTCCGTGTAAAGGAGTTGCTACTTCCGCTGCGCTAATCGGGCATATTTGGCTCGCATGGTAGGATTCGAACCTACAGTGGCCTGATTAACAGTCAGGTCCCGATACCAATTCGGGTTCATGCGAATAAACTTTAATTCACTACTCTATATATGATCTTACAAGAACCGCTTTTTATGCAACCTAGTTGCTGTGCTGCGCCTCGTGAAAGATCAAGTTGTCGTCCTCTTACGAATGGCCCTCTGTCATTGATACGTACTATAGCAGTTCTATTGCCGTGTGTCAAGTGCAATCTTGTTCCGAATGGTAGACTTCTATGTGCTGCTGTTAGTCCGTTCGGATTGAATCGTTCTCCGTTTGCAGTTCTTTTACCGTGCATGTACCATGAAGCGTTCATAGTTGTGCTAGAGGCATCGACGTTAGTTGTAGCACATCCTGCAAGAACAGGCACTACGAGACACATTGAAAAAACACGTAACACATGATATCCTTTCATAGAATGGCGCGTCAGGTAGGACTCGAACCCACATCTTCCATTCCAGTTACCTTACTCTCCGTTCGTAGCGGAGGCGGATACTGACGCAATATTGGAGGTGCTTCCCAGAGTCGAACTGGGTTCTCAAGGATTTGCAGTCCCGCGACTTACCGTCTGCCTCAAGCACCGTATTTGGATCCAGAGGATGGGTTCGAACCACCGACACTCAGCTTCAGAGGCTGATGTTCTACCAATTGAACTACTCTGGAATATTATTTCCTCTTATATGTTTCATATGCAGCCATGGCAATATCACCAATAGCATAAACCATGAGATAGCCAAAGAAAATTCCAAATGCGCCGAAATAAAACATTGCCGTCAGACCGAAAGTTACATGAACATAACTCCATCCATATATGATAGCAGCAATAAGCGACACAACCAATAAACCAAAACCAATACGAATCAATCTATCTTTCACTTCTCATTTCCTTTTTCTACATACTCTCGAATGCTGCGCTTAGTCTCGACACCTGTACAATACCAAATAGATACGACTACAGAAATAATCAGTATCGTGCGCAACATAAAAAACGAATACGATATCCATAGTTCGTTATAAAAGATCGAAAAGTCCCACAAAAGAAACGGTACAATTATTTGAAAAGCTAACAAAACGCCTGCAAATACACCAAAGCAAACTGTAAACATCGCAGTGAATTGCAGTAGATAACCTTTCACATATCTCAGTGTCATTCTCGTTTCCTATATTCCCTGTTTCATCATAGGTATATTATACACACATATACAATCTTTGTCAAGTGGTACCGCATAGCGGAATTGAACCGCTCTTTTTAGGTTGAGAACCTAATGTCCTTGACCGATAGACGAATGCGGCATACACGACAAAGTGGTAGACGGGGAGAATTACGATATCTCGACCTGCCGCTTAAGAGGCGGCTGCTCTTCCTCTGAGCTACCCGTCCGTATTCTGGTCCTCCGTGTCGGATTTGAACCGACGATCTCCGAGCTTGAAAGGCTGGTATGTTTGACCGCTACACCAACGGAGGAAATTCTTTGATCCGTAATTTGATGATGCGCCACGGAATCACGGACGCTATACTGGCACCTCGCTAAGGACTCGAACCCTACTATTCGGTTTTGGAGACCGACGCATCGCCCCTAAATGCTTGCGAGATATAAAATGGTAGACCCCCTCGGATTCGAACCGAGTACCTCAACGTTTAAAAGACGTGCGCTCTAACCAAATGAGCTAGGGGTCCAAAACTGGTTCAGGAAACTGGATTCGAACCAATACTAAAGGCTTCAAAGGCCTCTGTTCTACCGTTAAACTATTCCCGAATGGTTGTTCCTACTGGTATCGATCCAGTGTCTCCGTCTTATCAGGACGATGCTCTACCTTTGAGCTAAGGAACAGTTTAGAAACTCTTCAATCTGTTTCATATTCATTTCGATAACAGCAGTAAGAAGTTCTTTTGCTTGCTTTCCGCTAATCGTGCCGTCGCTTATCATTTTGACAATCTCGGCATTCTGTTTAGGGGAAACAAGATGTATTGAGTTTAGATCAATCTTCATTTGTTTTCTCCTTTTAGTCAAATGGTCCGTGTGGCAGGATTCGAACCTGCGACCCTCTGGTCCCAAACCAGATGCGCTACCTGACTGCGCTACACACGGATGTTCTTTTACCAAACCGATAAGTTTGTGCTGTTTATTATAGATTCACTTTCTAGTTTTTCTAGACTTTGTTTATGTATCTTTGATGTTTTGTGTTTAGACCAATTCGCACCACCTTTAATATTCATGTCACATATGTAGCATCTACGAACAGGTTCATCGAGTTTTCTTTGACTGAGAACTTTTTTGGTGGCATCAGAATGAGGAACTTTCACACCAGTTCTACCTGTTGACAGAAATCCACCTTTGCGTCCCGCGCTTACACGATCAACATACACATTATTGTTGATGTAGCTAAATCCACCCTTACCACCTTCACAAAGATTATAACTCATCTCATTTAGGATTACAAGTTCTTTCTCTTTGTTCTTCATATCTTCTTCATTGTCGAAGATATGAAGGATTTCTTTTGTAAAGTTTTCTATGCCATGTTTGTTGATTGCTGCTCTTATGAGCTTACCAGAACCCATATAATCATCATCAAGATTTGTGGTCTTATGCATTCCAATATAGAACTTATTATTGATCTTGTTCGTGATTTTATAGATTGTAAAGAACATTGATTAAAGAAC